TACCGCCTACCATCCACATGGTTAAAAGTGGGATTACACTTAAACCAAATGCTACTTGGGTAGAAAAGATTACTGATCTTACTCAAGATGATAAATACAGACAATTTATTGCAGACATAGCTAAAATGCACATTGCTGAAGGGCATAGTGTTTTAGTTATAGCTGATCGAGTAGAATTCTTAGAAAAGGTAAAAGACTATGTTGGTGAAACGTGTTTGTTGGTTACTGGGGGAACCAGTTTTGAAGATAGACAACAAGCAAAAGAGCAAATCCTTGCCAAAGAAAAAATGTGCATTGCTGGAAGCAGGCAAATATTTTCAGAGGGAATTTCAATCAACATCCTTTCTTGCGTAATATTAGCAGTTCCTATGTCAAACGACAGTTTACTAGAACAGATTGCTGGTAGAATTATGCGGATGCATGAGGGGAAACTAGACCCAATCATAGTAGACATTCAATTTGCTGGATACGCTGACAAGAAGCAAAATACAGATAGGTTAGGGCTTTATCTCCGCAAAGGCTGGAAAGTGTTAGCGTAGATAAAATTTCACTTGTCAAATGGTATCCAAAATGGTATAATATTATTAAGTTTCAGTATATGACCCTTTTCTTCAACCTTGGATTACTTGAGTCCACAACACAATGCGACTCCGTAAAATTAGTTGAAATTTTAAGATTGCATTTTATTAGAAAATCTATTCCTAAAAACCAATACAGTAAGATCAAACCGATTTTTAACTTAAAGGGTAATAGTTTTCTAATAAACCCTGCTAGTTTATTTACTGATACCAGCACAGATATTGTACATAAAGCACAATACATAAGGTTAGCGGGGCGTAGAAATTACGCCATATATAAACATTACGGATATACATATCTAGACCTATCTTTTTATTCAGATATTGACCTAAACGCAATAAAATCAAATCCGCTACTAAAAATAACAGAAAACAAAATTCATTTCAAATACGAGGAAAATTAAAAATGGCACTTAGCTTTAAAAATACCAAAGGTAAAGCACAATCAAATAAAGTTGATTCTTACGAATACAAAGATGGCGAAAATACAGTCCGCTTAATTGGCGGAGTTCTTCCACGATATATTTATTGGCTCAAAGGCACTAATAACAAGGATATTCCAGTTGAATGTCTAGCATTTAGTCGTGAAAAAGAAAAGTTTGATAACATTGAAAAAGACCATGTTACTGAGTACTTTCCAGAAGCAAAATGCTCTTGGAGTTACTCTGTAAATTGTATCGACCCTAAGTCGCAAAAAGTTGTTGCTCTTAACTTGAAAAAGAAGTTGTTTGAGCAAATCGTTACAGCGGCTGAAGATTTAGGAGACCCTACTGACTATGATACAGGTTGGGATGTTGTATTCAAGCGTGTAAAGACAGGCCCCCTGCCTTTTAATGTTGAGTATACCCTACAAGTTTTACGTTGCAAAGCCCGCCCACTAAGCGCTGAAGAGCGTGCTATGGCTGATGCTGCTAAATCTATTGACGAGAAATTTGCTCGTCCTACGGAAGCAGATGTAAAAGCTTTGTTAGAAAAGATTACTAGCAATACTGAAGAAGATGGTGATACGCCTTCTTCTGAGCAAGAAGCAGTCAAAGAACTTGGTTAAAAAACTAAAGCCCGCTAAACTATTTGCTTAGCGGGCTTTTCTGTCTCATAAGGCAATATGAAAGTATTATTTACAGCTGACGTCCATATCAAATTAGGTCAAAAGAACGTACCTGTTGAATGGGCTAAGAATAGGTTTAATATGCTGTGGCAACAACTAGAAACACTACAAAGTGAGTGTGATCTTTTTGTAGTTGGTGGCGATGTTTTTGATAAACTTCCTAACATGGAAGAACTAGAAACATATTTTGATTTGGTTAATGCTTGCAAGATTCCTACAATTATTTATGCTGGAAACCATGAAGCAGTTAAAAAAGACACAACTTTTTTATCTAACTTAAAACAAGTTACAAATCGCTTAAATCCCAAAGTAGAAATTATTGATGATTTTTACCGACTGGACAATATGGATTTTATTCCATACAATAAACTAAAAGAATTTGAAAAATCGCCTCACTTAGTATGTGGCGATATTTGCTTTACTCATGCTCGTGGAGAGATTCCGCCACACGTAAAGCCTGAACTAGATTTAGAATTATTTGCTCGCTGGAAAGTAGTTTTAGCGGGCGACTTGCACAGCTACGAAAACTCTCAGAAAAATATTATTTATCCTGGAAGTCCAGTTACTACTAGCTTTCATCGTCATAATGTAGCTACTGGTGTTGTTATATTGGATACCGCCACTCTAACACATGAGTGGCGTAAACTAGAGCTACCACAACTTATTCGTCGTACAGTGGCAGTACACGACCCTAAACCGCAAACTGATTACGATCATACGATCTATCAAGTCGAAGGCGATATGCAAGAACTTGGTGAGCTAGAAGATTCCGATTTAATTGATCGCAAAGTAATTAAGCGAGATACAGATTCAGCACTAATCTTAGACAAAGAAATGTCTATGGGTGAAGAAATCCGCGAGTATCTTGCCTACATCCTAGAGTTACCAGAAGATACCATTGAAAATGTATTAAAGGAATTTCAAAACTATGCAGACAAAATTGAATCAGAATAAAGCAGAAGTTTGGTCGCAAACCAATTGTCCTGCTTGCCAAGAAGCTAAACGCTTGTTAACTTCTTATGCTATCGAGTATACAGAATGTATGATTGGTGTTGGCACATACACTAAAAAAGATTTAATTGAAAAAGTACCCAATGCCCGTTCAGTTCCACAGATTTTTATTGGTGGTGAGTATATAGGCGGGCTACCAGAACTAAAAAAGAGACTAGCCGTAAATGATAACTATAAAACAACTACGATGGGCTAACGCCTTTAGTTACGGAAAAGATAATAAAATTGATTTTGTTGCTGCTCCACTAACACAATTAGTAGGTCGTAATGGGCATGGTAAAAGTTCCATAGCCCTTATACTAGAAGAAGTATTATTTAATAAAAATTCAAAAGGTATTAAAAAAGCAGATATTCTTAACCGACACATTAAAGATAAAACATATACGATTGAGCTAGACTTTAACAGAGATGATGTAGATTATACGATTAAGTCTAGTCGTGGAACTGCTCAAACTGTAAAATTGTTTAAAGAAGGTGTAGATATATCAGCACATACTGCAACAGCTACATATAAAATGATTGAAGATATATTAGGCTTTGATCACAAAAGTTTTGCACAGATTGTTTATCAGTCAAATGCGTCAAGCCTAGAGTTTTTAACTGCACCTGATACTGCTCGTAAAAAGTTTCTTATTGAAATTCTTAATTTAGGTAAGTATACTCGTGCTGCTGAAGTTTTCAAAGAAGTAACTACTCTACTTACCAAAGACATTGCTGCAGTACAGTCTCAAGTCAATACTGTGTCTAGTTGGTTAAATAAATATGAAAAAACTGATTTAACACTAAAAGAAACTGTTGCAAGTCCTGAACTAGATACAAGTCTAATAACAGAAGCTGCTGCACTAGATTCTAGTATAAACAGTATTGAGTCTACTAATAAAAAGATTTCACAGAATAATACTTACAAGCAATTACAGTCTAAAATTAAACTACTGCCAATTCCTGAAAAGCCTGAAGAAGGCATAGAAAAATACCAAGCAGAAGTAGCAAAACTATCTAAAACAGTTAGTGATGCTCAGGCTTTTGTTATAAAAATGAAAGCACTGCACGGAACGTGCCCTACTTGTTTATCAGATATTGACGAAGAAAAAGTAACTGAATTAATTGAAGAAAAAACTGAAGAAGCTGAAATAGCTGCTTTAGAAACTATGGGCTATACTCAGCAAATAGTTCAAATTAAACAACAGAAAACAGCTTGGCAAGAAGCACAAAAAGCGCAAGAAGATTGGGAAAAGTATCATACATTAATTGATACTGACTTGCCAGAAACATTACTAGACAAACAAACTCTACAGCAGCAATTTACAGAATTACAAAGTTCAATTGCTGCTACAAAACGTAAAATCGTAGAAGCAGAACAGCATAATAAAGAAGTAACGGCGCACAATACTAAAGTAGACTTAGTGTCTAAGCAGTTAGTAGATATGAACCAAGAACTGGAAACATATAGTGGTAAGTTACATGAATTAAGCGAACGCATGAGTATTTTAAATGTTTTAACAAAAACATTCAGTACAACAGGTTTAGTAGCGTATAAAATTGAGAGTTTAGTCAAAGACTTAGAAGATATTACTAATAGATATTTAGTTGATCTAAGCGATGGAAGATTTCAGATTGGTTTCAAGATTAGTGCTAGTGACAAACTAAATGTTGTTATTACTGATAATGGAAGAGATATTGAAATATTAGCTCTTAGTGGTGGTGAGAAAGCAAGAGTTAATGTAGCTACACTATTAGCTATTAGAAAGCTAATGCAAACATTGTCCAGTTCTAGAATCAATCTATTAATACTGGATGAAACTGTAGAAACACTCGATACTGACGGTAAAGAAAAGTTAGTAGAAGTATTACTACAAGAAGAACATTTAAACACTTTCTTAGTAAGTCATGGCTTTAGTCATCCACTGCTAGAAAAGATTAATGTTATTAAACGTAACAACATATCCCAAATAGAGGTATAATATGATTTTAGAAGAAATTGAAGGTAGCGTAAGCGTTACTTATGCTGGAAAAACATTGTCTGTGGGCGATTCTGCCGATGATTACAGCAAAGGCGTATTTGTAGTTGGAGCTGGTAAAGCTATTTTTCGTGTAGATCCTAGCTCTACATTTGAAGTTAAAGGCGTACAAGGTGAAAGTTATTCAGAAGCTGCGTCTATTCCAGCACCAGTAGTTGAGGCAGCTCCAGTAGTTGAAGTAGTTTCAGCTCCCATGGAAGCTCCAGTTGAAGTTACCGAAGAGCCTGCGAAGACGTAATGGCCGTAGATCCTAGAGCCAAGGGTGCTAGAACAGAGACCACAGTACGTGATCTACTCAAAAAGCATACGGGTTTAGCTTGGGAAAGAGTGCCTGGTTCAGGTGCTCTTGACCCTAAACATCAGCTTAAGGGCGATTTATACGTC